ATGTTATTAAAGTCGTGGTCAAAGGATTCTATCTGCAAAAAATTATAAATCTTTTCTAATTCTTTCTGTGGATCGTTAGTTAGGTTATTATAATCAACCAAATGAATATTGCTACGAAAGTTACTCAGTCCAAATACTGTACTTTCATATGGGTCAGAAATATAATTTCTCCATAGACATTCAACTCTATTGTCTAGTGTAATTTCTTTTCCAATTGATCTTAGATAATTGTCAACAAAATTATCTTGTTGATTATTTTTTTTAATTAATGTAATGTATGAAGCAATTACTTCACTAATTCTTCTGTTTGTGCAGATAATTTTTGGATCTTTTCCTAAGAATTTTTTAACTGAATTTACATTTCTAGGCCATGCTCTATGTTTATCAATCACATATTCTTTAGGTATATGGGAATAAAAATTATTAAGTATAGATGAATATGTATTATGAGTAATATTTATTTTATCATAAGTATATTGAATATCTAATCTAGAAAAGTTTTCATCAACTAGACAAAGTAAGTCTGATAATGGACTTGTTGGAGTTACATGAATATCTGGGTGCTGATTTAAAATCGACCCAAGAAGTGTAGATCCTGATCTTGGAAGACCAGATAGAAATAACAAAGAATTTTTCATAATTTATGGGTATAATACTGTTCCGTCATATTTGTTTGCTAGAGTCCATTGTGACATTGGACCAACTGATATCTTTCTCCAATCAGTATTTGTTGTCACTTGTGTTGGGAATGAAACTCTTTGAATTAAAGTATTGCCAATACCAACTTGACCGTTACTATTTAATCCCCATGCCCATAATGTGCCATCTGATTTCAAAGCAACGGTATGATATTGTCCACATGAAACATCTTTCCAATTACCTGATCCATAATTATTATTAAAATCAGCTCCATATAATTGGAATGGTGATGTATAAATTGAGTTATTTGTTACGCCAACGCCTAACTGACCATCACTGTTTATTCCCCATACCCATAAAGAACCATTATCTTTAATTGCAGCACTGTGAGATCTTCCCGCTGATGCTGTTCTCCAAACAAATCCTGGTTCAACTTCAGTTGGAATAGTTACAAAAAGGATTGATGGATTTTTTCCACATTGAGCTCCATCATTTACTCCCCATGCATATAATTTTCCATCATTTTTAATTGCTAATGCGTGTCCGTAACCACAATCAACTGACTTCCAATCATTTCCACCAGCAAATGTGGTTACTGGAGTTGATCTAATAAGATCTGGTCCAGGAAATGTATATGTTCCTATTCCAAGTCTTGCTCCATAATTATTTCCCCAAACCCACAAACTTCCGTCAGTTTTAACAGCTGCTGCAAAATGTCTTCCACAAGAAACTTGCTTCCAGTTATTTCCCCCAGCAAATGTTGTAACTGGAGTTGAACGTGTAACAGTGATTCCTATTCCTAATTGTCCAAACTGATTTTGTCCCCAAGTCCATAGGGAACCATCAGTTTTAATTGCAGCAACAAATGTTTCTGCTCCAGTAGAAAGACTTCTCCAAGTTTTATCTCCACTAATTACAGTTGGAGTTGTTGCTTGAACAGGAACCCCATTTGTCCCTAATTGTCCATAACTATTGTTTCCCCAAACGAACATTTGTCCGTCAGCCGCTATTCCATATCCACTAAAACGACCATTGCATATATCATTCCAATATTGTGCTCCAGATAACATAATAACTGGACTACTTCTGGTTATTAAATCATTAGTTCCCAATTGCGCGTTTACATTGAGTCCCCAGTTCCAAGCAGTTCCCTGCTGAAACAATCTTGCTGATACAAAGACATCATCAAATGCTACTTCTTGTCCGTTTTGTGTGAAATTAAATTTACCTGACATTTTAGAGCTCTATCCAGTTATTTTCTTTCAAGTAAATGACTGGAGTATTCATTAAAGAACTCCAGATTTTAAACCAATCTAATGTATTAGTATTTATTTCCTGATTCTCTATAGGTAAAATTTTTAAGTATTGTTTTTCTTCTTTGTTTTCAACTGAAACTAAAAACTTACATCTATCAGGTCTCATTTCAATAGGTAACACTTCTTGAGCCCAAGCACAAAAGTAATTCATGCAAACATTTGGTCTTGCTTTATGGACACTGCATCCAGACCCGCATAAAAACTTGCAGGATTTTCCATTGCCAAAATCATAACCATAAGCATTACCAATTAACCAAGTGCAACATGCTGTGCAATCTCCACATTCTCTCATAGCATGTATTCTTTCTCTGAAAAATAATAAGTATCTAGATCATTTTCTATACAATAATTATCTTTCCACTTGTTCAATGATTTTGCCTTATGGTTTTTATTTGAACCTATCCAAAATTCACGATCAAGACGATAACCACTTTCCAAATACTTATTATCTAGTGTATTAATATAAGATGCATTTGCCCACCAAAAGTTTCCTGGATAAAATCCTACGCCTTCATTTGAAGTTCTAGATCCATCAGACCATACAGTATCTCCCAATGGTTCCCATGTTTGTCCAGCACAATCATATCCTTCTTCTAGTGCTGTGACACATTCTTTCCAACGGTCAATGACAAAATATTCCATCATAAGTCTCCACGAATCGTGATGGAGAGTTTGTTTACTTCCTCCCTTTAAATGAAAATAAAGAACTTTATAATCTCCATTTTCCTTACAAAAATCTCTTAAAGAGCACAGAGTATCTGTCTCTTCTTTTTGATTCTCATTATAAACAACTCTCGCATTATCTGGAATATTGAATAATTCATTTGAACCATTAACTCCAATATGAATTAGGTCTGCTGCTTTAACAAGACCAGATGCACATAAACGATGGATTTGTTGTTGGTAAATAAATGCACTTATTCCATTCTGAAATACGTGATAGAAGATTGCAATTTTCATAGTGAATATGAATCTCCATCCATTCCTTTAAGAACATCTAGACCCAAAGTTGGAATGTTTAAAATTTTATTCCTATCTAAGAAATGATAAAGAGAATGTTCTATATCAATTCCTGCAGTATATTGAATTGCTCTTTCCATATAACCAAAACTTTTTTCTAAAGCATCAACAACATCACCAAAAAGGAACCGATCAAATGACCATAATCCAGTTACAACCATTCCTTTTGCTGCGTAAAGATCTAAGTATATATTTTCAGTATCTTCAAATCTCTTACTATCATAAGAATAAAGTTTGGCGACATAATAATTTTGAAGGAAACTGGTCTTATAATCTTCAATGTTGAAATAATTATTCAGAGTGTAACGTCCGCTGATTTTAAAGACACGAGTTACATCTGAGAAAATATTATGAGTCTTCATGTATTCAAACACGTTTAAGAGTGCTCTACACTCAAGCATTGACTTGCCATAAACAAAGCGGTCTGGTTGCTTGTTTAGATTATCATAAAGAAGTTGGATTCCTGGCTCTCCATAAAATTCTAAAAATAGATCAGACTCTTCAATAAATCTTTCTCTATACTTTTCACTAATCTTTATTGGAGATACTTCATAAACACAAATGTAAGCATCTGGAACTTTTTCTTTTACTGATCTGATTGTTTCTAAAGTTTGTTCAAAACGTTGCTCAGCAGTAAAATAACTAAAATCATTTGATTTAAAATGCTCAACGGCAGAACCAACTAAAAATAAAAATTTATAGTCCATAGAATGATGAAAGATAATTTGGTGATGTTGAATGATCATTTAGAAAATCTTCAACTCTGTTTGACCAGAGTTCTGGGATTTCTTCTTTAAACTTACTAATTCTAAAATAATGCCATGCTCCTGGATACCAAGTCCCAGTTCCATACATTCCGTATCCTGATAGTTTATAACCTTCTCCCTCATCCCATCCGTAAGGATACATGAGTTGATAGTTCATTCCTATTTGATTTGCTCTCAAAGTTAGTATTTGTGCGGTATCAATTTGATTTTCATTCTGAATAAACCAAGAAAGACTTGGCGATCCTAGTGATTGCCACGCAGTTTTATTCACAAATAAACATGAAGCCGCAGCATAAATGTGATTTCTCATATTAGTGTGAGAAATATTTTGAGCATGACCAACAAAAGATTTATTGATTTTTGCCCAGTTATATGCTTTTTCTAAGACTTCCTTTTTATATGGAAGGCAATCAATATCTAAAAAACAGGCAGTATCTTTTTCTTCTTCTAAAATAGAAGTCATGAAGTTGCCATGTGCAGTATAAACTGCATTGTAATCATCATAAAACTTTTCTTTGTGATAGACTACTTCTAAGTCAAGTTTATCACAACATTTTTTATGATCTTCTAAGATTTGATTTGGAATATTTTCTGTACAAAATGTATGAAATCTCAAGTTAACCCTCTATTCATTAAAAATTCACTCAACTTATTTATTGGACCTTTCCAATCTCTAGGTTTTACTTGCTTAAATATATGAACATTGTCTCCATACCAAGCAGACTTTCCTGATTCATGTATCCAAACATAATATTCCATAATAGGAACAAATACACAAACTTCTTTTCCTAAAGATGCTGCAACATGAGCAGTAAAACTACATGATGTGATTATAAGATCTAGGTTATTGATGATTGAGAAAGTATCCGCATATTCTCTATCGGGAATAGATAAAGATTGTTTTATTTCTGGATATTTGTCTGCGTCTTTATTGTCAGCATGTGTTTGTAATGAATAGAGTGAAATGTTTTTGTTCTTAAGAACACTCATATAATCATCAAGACTTACGCTTCTAAACTGATTCTGTTCATATCCAGAACTTGATGCCCAAAATAATCCTACTTTAAAACCTTCGTCTTTATGCATCCATTTCCACTTCTCATCAATTTCTGCAATTGGTTTCAGATAAGGATGCTTTCCAAGTTCTTCAACATTCAAGTCTAGATGATAAGGCAGTGCTAGACCATAAACCCAACAAGAATCTTTAGGAAATTGTGGTTTATCCCAACAACAGACTGCATCATATCCATTGTAATTGAATAATTCTACAAGTTCCCTTCGGGTAGAATTCCAAATTGGTTTCATTCCCAATTCTTTAAGATGTTTCATGAAGCGAATATGAATCACTTCATCACCAGCTCCGCATTGGTTATCAATAATAATAGTTCTTCCTGGAGTAACAGTTCCGTCCCACTTTTCATATTCGGGTAGTTTTTGATTCTTATATGCTTCAATTTCACCAGCTCTTAAAAAATGCTTTAATGCAGTTTTTATATCATTCTTTCTAAAGTAATGTCCAGATAGATTGTGATATGCTTTTCTTTCAATCTCTTCTGGCAGTTTCTTTTGAAGAAGATTGAATAATAGTTTTTCAGATTTATCTTTCTGTCCTAATGCCGAGTATGCAAAAGTTTCTTCCAATAATAATTCTGAATCCTGTGGATTTATTTTCTTACAAAACTCTATTTGAGTAAGTGCTTTTTCTGGATAATTTGACTGATTATACGCATTAATTAAATTTTTTGAAAGGATATATCTTTCTTGTTTTGTCTTTGCTTGTTGAAGTGCCTTTTCCCCATATTCAATTGCTTTGGGAAAGTTTTTGACTTCAAAAAATATCTTTGCAACATCATCATATTGTTGGACTGTTTGCGCTCTTTTCCCAAAGGCATCCAACAATTGATAAGTTAGTTCTTTTTCACTAAACGAATGTAATGTTTTTGCTACCAACTCAAGTGGATTCATAGATATAAATCAGTTTTATCTATTTATTTAATCCTCGTAGGATCTGATTGCAAAAACAGTTGCATTGTCATTAAAACTCACAGATTTCCAATTATTTCCACCTATGAATGTTGTGACTGGCGTTAATCTTAAAGTTGTATTATTAATTCCAAGTTGTCCAAAATTATTAAATCCCCAAATCCATAACGTCCCATCTGTTTTAATCGCTGCAGTGCTATTCCCTCCGCAAGAAATCTGTTTCCAATTGTTTCCTCCAGCAAATGTTGTGACTGGAGTTAATGCGTTAGATACAGTATTAGTACCAAGTTGACCACTACCATTCAATCCCCAACCCCATAAAGTTCCATCAGTTTTAATTGCTGTGGTATGGTAATACCCACAGCTAACCTGTCTCCAATTATTTCCCCCACCAAATGTTGTTATTGGAGTTGAACGGTTGGGTTGAGGGGAAGGTTGTCCAAGTTGTCCAATAGCATTACTACCCCATAACCATAAAGTTCCATCAGTTTTAACCGCTGCAGTATGAAGAGATCCGCAAGAAACTTGTTTCCAATCATTACCTCCAGCAAATGTAGTTACTGGTGTAGATCTATTTGCTGCAGTATTATTTGCTAATTGTCCATTAGTATTTTGACCCCATAACCATAAAGATCCATCAGTTTTTACTGCTGCAGTATGATTAAATCCACAACTCACTTGTTTCCAATTATTACCCCCCGCAAATGTAGTAACTGGTGTAGAAACAACAATATTGGAATTTATTCCAAGTTTTCCATAAGAGTTGTTTCCCCATGACCATAGAGATCCATCCGTTTTAATTGCTGCATTATGAAAAGGACCGCAACTTATTTGTTTCCAATTTGTTCCTCCAGAAAATGTAGTGATTGGAGTTCTAGAATTGCCTATATTATTTGTTCCAAGACTAAGATAAAGAGAATTATTTCCACCCCAAATCCATAAAGTACCATCATTTTTTATTGCAGTTGTATGGTGTCTTCCGCAAGCAACTTGTTTCCAGTTGGCACCACCTGCAAATGTTGTGATTGGAGTAGATTTGGATTCTATATCATTTGTCCCTAATTGCCCATCAACACCAAATCCCCATCCCCATAACTCTGGGGTAATATATCGATTCGCAATGTTTAAATAAACACTATTAAAGTATTCTTTCTCTAGGAGTTTAGATCCTACATCAACTCCATCTGATCCTATGAAATTAGTTGTTGAGATCATTTCTTAATCCTCGTAGGATCCGATTACTACTGGAGGTCTAATGACAACTTCATAAACCTCATCTATTGTTTGACATGCATCAATCTCTTGGTTTTTTGCAAGTTCCCAATCAAATGCTTCTTGTACTTTTAGATCAATTTGCTGTAAAATATATTCAATATCAGTTTTTGTAATCTCCACCCAAGTCTGATTATCAAATTTAAAATTGTAAGGACCAACACCACTCATTGCTTTTGATGCTAATGAGAGACGATTATCTCTGCTGGTTGATATCTTTACTTCCGTTCCGTTTATAGTTAGATTAATCTCAGTATTTTCTTTCTCTTTTCTGACTGGAGCAATTTCTACTTTTCTTTCCGCTTTTACTTGATCAATAGACTTATCTCTTGTACCATAAAGAAATACCACTTCATTTTGGAAAATTCCTACTGATGGTCCCGTATGCTCATGATATTTGGCATTATAAAACGGAGAGTACTCATTTTTTGCTGGAACAATTCTTACAGTGTCCGTAATATTAAAAGGAACTCTTGCCTCGTCAATTGAAGATACACGCTGATCCAATTCTAGATCATCTTCTAAAACAGAATTAATCATTCTGTAATTAAATGGAATTGGTCCTAACAAGACCATTGAACCGTCTACTAGAGCGTACATATACTTTTTTTAATTATTTAGTATTCTGGTCCTGATGTTACTACCATAGTATGTCCTTGTCCAGTAGATACTTGTTTCCAATTATTTCCGCCAGCAAATGTTGTAACTGGAGTTGAACGGTTTACAGTATTACCATTTCCCAATTGTCCAGTATTATTTTGACCCCATAACCATAATGTTCCGTCAGTTTTGATTGCTGCAGAAAAATTAGTTCCACAACTTACTTGTTTCCAGTTATTTCCTCCAGAAAATGTTGTTACAGGGGTTAAAATACCTCCAGGATTATTGTCATTAATGCCCAGCATTCCACTAAAATTACTTCCCCAAGCCCATAAAGTTCCATCTGTTTTTATTGCTGCCATATGCAAAATGCCACATGAAACTTGTTTCCAGTTGGTATTTCCAGCAAAAGTTGTTACTGGCGTAGATCTATTATTAAATTGATTATTTCCAAGTATTCCAGCAGTTCCATTTCCCCATGCCCATAAAGTGCCGTCTGTTTTAATTGCTGCTGTAAATTCAGATCCACATGCAACTTGTTTCCAATTAGTTCCTGCAGCTGATGTTTCTACTGGAGAAAATCTATCCGTTGTATCATTGACTCCTAGTTGAGCATAAGAATTACGTCCCCACCCCCATAAAGTTCCATCAGTTTTAACTGCTGCAGTATGATTAAATCCTCCACTAATTTGTTTCCAATTATTACCTCCAGTAAATGTTGTAACTGGAGTTGAACGATCTACAGAATTGTTAGTTCCCAACTGACCAAATTGATTTCTCCCCCAAGTCCATAGGGTCCCATCAGTTTTGATTGCTGTAGTAAAAAGTCTTCCACAAGAAACTTGTTTCCAGTTAGTTCCTCCAGCAAATGTTGTGACTGGCGTGGATCTATTGGCAGTTCCTGCACCTGTTCCTAAATTATTTCCCAATTGTCCATAAGAATTTAATCCCCAAGTCCATAAAGTTCCATCAGTTTTGATTGCTGCACTGTGACTTTCTCCACAAGAAATCTGTTTCCAATTATTTCCACCAGGAAGCGTTGTGATTGGTGTTGATCTGCTGGATGAAATTAAATTTTGCCCAAGCTGTCCAGAAGTATTGTCTCCCCAAACCCAAAGTTGATCACCAATCCATTGGTCTACTAACCAGGATTCGGTAATGTAAGTTTGGTTTTCTAAGTCTCCTTCTGGAGTTCTAAAGTTGTTTATTGGCATTTTAGTAATCTGGTCCTGATGTTACTGCCATAGCAAATTCATATCCACATGCAACTTGTCTCCAATTATTTCCTCCAGCAAATGTAGTGACTGGAGTGGGTCTATATGAAGTTGGATTGATAGTGCCTAATTGTGAATAATAATCTCCACCCCAAGACCACAAAGTTCCATCGGTTTTTATTGCAGACTTAAAAGAATATCCACATGCAACTTGCTTCCAATTATTTCCTCCAGCAAATGTTGTGACTGGAGTAGATCTACCTATTATTGTATTGTCACCTATAGATCCAGCTCGATTTACAGTATTATCTCCCCAAGTCCATAGGGTTCCATTAGTTTTAATTGCTGCAGTTTGGTCTCTACTTACAGCAACTTGTTTCCAATCATTAGTATTTCCAAATACTTGTACTGGTATAGATCTATAAAGATTGTCATTTGTTCCCAATTCTCCTGAAATATTTGTTCCCCAAGTCCATAAAGTTCCATCAGTTTTGATTGCTGCTACATGATATGCTCCAGTATTTCCAGCAACTTGTTTCCAATTAGTTCCTCCAGCAAATGTAGTTATTGGAGTAAGTCTTTGAGTTACTGTATTGTCTCCAAGTTGCCCAAAATCTCCAGAACCCCAAGTCCATAAAGTTCCATCAGTTTTGATTGCTGCTGTATGATCTGAAGAACATACAACTTGTTTCCAATTATTTCCTCCAGCAAATGTTGTTACTGGAGTAGAACGAGCTGAATTTGGAGCCGCTGGAAATAAATTAATTCCCAGTTGTCCAACACTATTACTTCCCCACATCCATAATGTTCCGTCAGTTTTGATTGCTGCAGTATGATAATTGCCACAAGAAACTTGTTTCCAGTTGGTTCCTCCAGCAAATGTTGTTACTGGAGTAGAACGTGCTGCATTTGGGTTTACTCCACTTAAGTTAATTCCAAGTTGCCCATTACTATTATCTCCCCACAACCATAAAGTTCCATCAGTTTTAATTGCAGCAGAATGCCCCAATCCACCATCAACTTGTTTCCAATTAGTTCCTCCAGCGAGAGTAGTAACTGGAGTTGATTTTGTTACGACAATATTATTAATTCCAAGTTGTCCATATAAATTATATCCCCAAGTCCAAAGTTGATCACCAATCCATTGGTCTACTAACCAGGATTCGGTAATGTAAGTTTGGTTTTCTAAGTCTCCTTCTGGAGTTCTAAAGTTGTTCGTGGGCATCTAGACGCGCCTCCAGATCATCAATTCTCTTCTGCTGATCTTTAATCGCCTCTATCAGAACACCAATCAGCATATCATAGCAAACTGATTTCATTCCTTCTGGGTCTGTCTTAACTGCTTCTGGTAGAACCTTTTCTACATCTTGTGCAATTACACCAACCGAAGGATCTCCACCATCTTTCCAATTAAATCTTACACCTTTAACTTCATTTAAGATCACAAATGGATCATCAATTCTTTCAATATTCGCTTTGAGTCTTTCATCGGAGGTTGAAGTAAATGTATTTGCATACATTATACCTGAAGTATCAAGTCTTGCTGTAATAGGTTGCTCAGTTCCTAATGTTCCAATACCAGTTCTGAATAAAAGTTCTCCTGGATAAGTTGATGACGCTCCACCAACAAAATCAATTTGACCACCTCTTTGTGAAGAGGAAGTCATTCCTCCAGCAAAGATTGATAATCTTCCTCCATTACTTCCCGAAAAAATTGTCGTTGGTATATCAGTATTATTAGAAGTTACTAAAAGATGCCCAACACCACCAGAATTACTTACTCCTCCAATAAAATTAACTCTTGCAACGTTCGCTAAAGTAATTCCCAATCCAACATTAACATATCCACCAAAGTAAGCGTTACTATTTCCAAAATCTACTTGTGTAGAACCATTAATAATGGTGGTATTAAATCCTACATTTCCATTAAAGTAAGAATTCCCTTGAACATGAAACTTTTCAACTGGATTTGTGGTTCCTATACCCAGATTGCCAGAAACATAAGCACCACCACCAACTTGAAGATATTGATTTGCAGTTCCAGTTCCCTGTGTAGTTCCAATACCAACAAATACTGTTGTAGCATTTGTTAAGTTTCTGGTTTGAAGATAAATTGGTCTGGACTGTCCTGTTTTTGCAACATTAATATAACCAGCATCAATATTATCATCATATCCCATCCACATAGTTCTTCCAGTATTTCCAGAAGAAAGCGCAAATGCGTGTGCTCCAGATTCACCAGCAGTAGAAGGATTTGTTCCTGATTGTGTTACAAAAAGTCTAGATGTTGGATTTGTGGTTCCTATACCAAGATTATTACTTACATAAGCACCACCAGTAACTTGAAGTGTTTGTGATGCGGTTCCAGTTGAAGTTCCAGAACCAATCAAAATTGGTCCATTTGTAAATGTTGAAATTCCTGCAGATCTTAATAGAGTAACATCTACAGTTCCGTTTACTGCAGTTGAAACTCCAGATGTAGTTGAATATGTTGTTTGTGTAGCAAATCCAGCAGTTACTGCGTAAGTTGCTGATGTTGCTGATGTTGCTGATGTAGAAAGACCTGCAACAGTCGCATAACTGGATGTTGTAGAGAATCCAGTTGATGCTGCATAAGAAACACTACCAACTAATGTTGTTGCTGTTAAAATACCAGTAACAATTGCACCACCAGCAGTTGTTTGAAATTTCTTTACATTATCATGATAAAGTTCTACTGAACCATTTCCATTAAAAATTGCTGAGTTTTCTCCGCTAGGTGTTATAATATTAACGCTAGTATTACTGATTAAATATAAATTTGCAGCAGCATTTGTAATATAACTATTATTATTTGCTCCGTTATGGAAAATTTGAAGATCATTTCCATCACCAAAGTATAAAGTATCATTATCACCAAAATAAGCGTGATTTTGGAAGGTTGAAACGCCAACTACCCTTAAATTTTGTGCAGTGGCAATACCAGTGACATTTACATTAACTGATGTGATTATTCCAGTAGCATTTAAATTCCGTAATGTATTAGTATTTGAAGAAACAATAGATTGTGCTGTTAAAATACCAGTAACATTAACATTACCAACAACTTCAACTTTTGCATTTGGAATAGTAGTTCCAATACCAATATTTTGTCCCTCTTGACTTTTAATATTGATATGTTTACTGGTATCTAATACCTCAATAAGATTTGCTATTTGCGATAACTCTCTATTATTAGTCATTCTGCTGAGGGTTTCTTATAGATTTATTTATTAGATGGTAAATTAACTTAAACGTGCAGTGACAAATGAGGTTACTTGATCTGTCAACTTATTTGTTGTTGCTCCTAAAGATAAAGCATTTGCATCTGGATTGATTGCGATAGGTGGATCATTTACATCACCAAGATAGAAATTTAAATCTTCATGAGCATATATTTCTGCAGTTGCAACATCAGTACTATTCAAATATAGAGCAAATGTAGAATTAGATTTAATTTCAGATGGAAGTGCATCGTAAAATGTTCTTGCGCGTTCAAATCTATCTGTTGCTCCTCTAGTGACAACCAAAAAAGGACAAAATGCCGAAGAAGCACTTCTAAAGGGAGATGCTGCTTGATAAAAAATCAAACAATTTTGTCTTCCTGTTGTTGAATTTGGATAATCTGTAGTATATGTTGTTCCTCCAATTGGTATTGGTGGAATTGCAAAAGCGTTTGCATATACAATTTGAGATTTAATATTAGATCCACCTACATCAGTGTTAGTATCCCGAATAATTGTTTCAATATCATATCCATCAGTATCTAAAGAAATGCATCCTTTAATAGCAGATCTCAAAGCATTTCTCTGTGCAGTTGTAGTATATGCACTATTAATATAAGTTGTATTTGTGCATAATAGTGAAACTAAATGTGCTCCAGCACTATGCCCAGCAGCAACAATTTTGTTTGGATTTCCTCCAAAACGATTAACATTTTCAAAAGTCCACCTCAAAGCAGTAACCACATCATTTATATGATTTGGATGACGTACTCTATTTGTCGCCCAAGTTCCAATATTTGTAGATGGTATTGGGCTTAATCTATAATTTACCGTTACAAAAATATAACCCAAAGAATTGAAAAATCTCGCTTTAGAATATGTTGATGATCCTTTATCACCAACTGTCCATGCTCCACCATGAACCCAGAAAATGACAGGTCTATTTCCATAAATTCCTTCATTTAGATGATATACATCTAGATTTAATAAATTTTGAGTAACTCCAGAAATAGTATTATGAGATATATTTAATATCGGAGAATTATCCTCAGATAAAAACAATCCTTGAATTGACATTAGGTAACTCCCGCACCAGTAAGAGCAAAACTATTCGTCCCAACGCATAAAATAGTTGCCAGAGCATATGAATTTAATCCTCTTGGTCCTGTATCGCCAATAGCAGCTCTTCTTAAGGTTACGCCAGCAGATGGAGTTAGCATTTGAACAGAAGCACTATTGTTGTATATGGTTACAATATCTCCTGTTGCAAATATGCCCTGAGGAATTGTGACTCCTCCAGTGCTAATTGCAACATGTTTTCCAACATCTGATTTTACAAGAACATAAGCAGATGCACGAGCATTCTGAGGTAATGTTCTAAGATCTCCCTTAGAATCTGCAAGAGTTGCTGCAGTCACAATTCCTGAGAATTGTGCATCTCCACTGTTATAAATGACAGTTTGTGGAGATGCAACAGTTGGACCAACTTCAATCTTTCCAGTATTGAATTGATTTGACTGATAATCAACATACCATCTGTTTGTTCCACTTGTTCTTAGGTAGATACCTCCAGAAACTCCAGTGTTGTTTGAAACAATCTGACCATTTGATGGATCAATTAATGTGCCAGCAGTTGATCCCAGTCCAAGACCAACTTCTCCAACTCTAACCACATCATAAAAAGTTGAAATTCCTATAATACTTAGGGATCCGCCAACAGATAATCTTGCTGCTGGAGTTGTTGTTCCTACTCCAACAAATCCATTATTAGTTGTTCTTATAATAGTCCCTGCTGCTCCAACATTTAAAGTTGTCGCAGTTGCAATTCCTGCGGAAAGATTTGTTGTAGATGTGTGAGTTGCAGTTAAAGAAGTAGTAGTTGAGAAAGAACTTGTAAAATCAGTGCTAGTGAAACTAGTAATGATACCAGAAGACGCTGTTAATGAAGTAACTATTCCAGTCGCAATATTTAATGTTGTAATAGTTCCTACACCAGAAACTGATAAGTTAGTAAATTCACCTCTTCCACTTACAGTAAGTTCTGATGTTGCATTTGTAGTACCAATTCCAACCTTAGAAGTTGTATTAATTCCTGTTGCTGTTGGATTCCAATATAAAGGTTCTGATAGTAGCGCATTAACTATAACTTGACCGTATGAGGTGCTGATAGAAACATTAGTACCTGCTACGAGTGTTGTTACGATACCAGTGATACTTGATCCTTCACCTCTAAATGAAGTTGCTGTCAAAGCGCCACTAACATAAGCATTTCCACTTACTGTAAGTGTAGCTACTGGAATATTTGTACCGACACTTACAGATGATGTAGTATGAATGCCAGTTGATGTTGGATACCACTTAGATGGATATGCCCATGAAAGATTTCCATCTCCATCCGATGTTAAAGCATCATATTGAGATCCATTATTAGTTGGTAAACGTAAAGTATAGTTATCAGATCCATCTGGAGCAAGTAGAGAAATTACATGTGGATCTTCACCAGCATAGTATGAGTAAAAATTAATCTTGGTACTTTCATTTGATTGATTCAAATGCAAATTAATACTAGTGGTATTAATTCCAATATAAGTATATCCAAGTCCTACGCTAATTCTTCCCGAAGTTGTAACTCCAATAACTTTAAGACCACCATCTACATGCAACTTTTCTTCAGCTGCATTTGTACCTATGCCGACATAAAAAGAATTGTTTCCATACAACCAAGCAGTGTTTCCAGCACCAATCACAAGTTGATGTGATCCTTCTAAAATAGGAGGAGTTTTAAGAACAGAATCTGGATTAACGTCAAATACATCACCATCTGCTCCAGTTGGTCCGATCATAACATTATATGATCCAGTTAATCCAGGATTAGATGGATTATATCCTACTCCATTTCCAATGAATATATTATTATTAGAGTCTGCATATGAGTTACCAGCATATGCTCCTACAAAAACATTATCACTGGAACCTAGATTTGTAAAACTTGATCCAGTCTCTTCTCCTATGAATACGTTTCTTCTTGCAGTACTGTCTAAAGAAAATCCAGATCTCTTACCAAAAATTATATTTCCCTTATTGCCTCTATATCCTAATGTTAAACCAGTATTAATATTTTCTCCACCTATTGTAATATAACCACGATAATCATAATCACTATCAGCCGCAGTGGTGAATGTCACCATTCCTGTATTGTTTATACCTCCATTAACATAAAGAGCAGTGCCACCATATCCAATTGTGCCAACTTCTAATTTAAATCTTGGATTGGTTGTTCCTATACCAACATCAGATAATCTATAGATTCCAGATTCAACTTCAGTCCAAATTGCATTTACATCTACGGTAACTCTATTTGAGGTATATGCAACTCCTAGATAATTTCCAAAATTTATTGATGTTATTCCAGTTCCAACAACAGTGCCATTATCTTCTACTGTTAGTGGCACTGTATTTTGTACCAAAATTACAGAAGAACTAAAACCAACCCACTGAACTCCATTCCAGATAAAAGAAGAACCATCTGGGGTAGTATAAACTTCATCTAGTGCTGGAGAATTTGGAAAATTTAGTGCCACTTTATTCGCCCTTTATTAGTTATTTATTGAAAGATTAGACCGCAACAGTACTTAAATTACCAGAGTCATTGACAATGAGACGATATTGAGTTCCTCCTGGAGAAGTGAGAATTATTCCAGTTGAGGTATTAACACCAACTTTAACGTCACCAATAACAGTAAGAGCACTTGTCGCATTTGTGGTTCCAATACCAACATTTGCTGTTGTGCCAATTCCAGTTGCTGAAGGTTCCCAGTAATTCGTAATACTAATAGTAGCAATTCCTGAAGTTACAAGAACATCGGCATTACCCTCAAAGTTAATTGTTGTCGCTGTTCCTACTGGAAATTTACTTTGCTGAAGACTTACTCCTCCAGTAACTCCAGTTAAACCAGAACCATCTCCATAGAATGTGGATGCTTTTACATTACCAACAACATCAAGAGTTACTGTTGGCTGAGTAGAACCAATACCAATAGATCCATTAACTGTGGATGTAAGTATTGTCCCTCCTGTTCCAACATTAATAACATTGTTAAATGTAGAAATTCCTGAAACTCTTAACTGAGTTACTGAGGATATTCCTCCAACAACTGAGGTTGCTATTCCAGAAGTTGCAGCATAAGTTGCTTGTGTTGCGATTCCAGCAGTTCCTGCATAAGTAGCAATTCCAGCGGTTCCTGCATAAGTAGCAATACCAGCAGTTGTTGAATAGGTAGCAATACCAGCAGTTCCTGCATAAGTAGCAATTCCAGCAGTTGTTGAATAGGTAGCAATACCAGCGGTTACTGAATAAGTTGCTTGAGTTGCTATTCCTGCAGTTGTTGCGTAAGTTGCAATGCCTGCTATACTAGTGTATATAACATTAATATCAGTATTAATTCCAATTGTAGCAATACCTGCAATAGAAGTACTAATACTTACATTTCCAGTGAAATTAATATTTGAAATTGCTTGAGTAAGTGGAACACCATTGTTTGAAACAGTAACAGTGTTTGATTGAACTCCACCATTTGGAGAAAAATCTACCCACTGTGAACTATCATCATCAACATAATATATAAATCCTCTTCCTAGCATTGAAGAGTACCAAAGATCTCCGCTAAATGGTGAAGATGGTGCAGTATCTGAAATTGATACGTTGGAACCTCCACCACCGCCACCTCCTCCAGATGCATTAATAACAACTCTTCCAGTTGATCCACTAATAGTAATATTAGTTCCAGCAATAATAGAGGTTACAATACCAGAAAGCGCATTTCCACTTCCAGTATAGACTGGAGAATAGATACTATTTGCTGCTGTTATTATACCAGCAGAAACTGTTGTTGCAGTAACTACACCAGTGATTGCCGCATTTGGAACAGATAGTAATCCATAAGAAAGTCTTTGTTCACCATTAATTTGATATGATCTATTAGACGAAAGACCAATATTTACATTAGATGTCCAAGCATTATTAGTATAATCCCATAAGAATTGTTTATTTGTATCACCATAGAGAATTATTCCTCCACCATCTGCTCCAATATCATTTGGAGTTGAAGTAGTTCCGAGACCTACGATTTTATCGGTAACTTGTAGGTTTACAGAACTAGTTTCTGTTCTGGTTCCATCTACATATAAATTACCAAGAATTCTTACTGCAGTTCCACCGACTGAAATAAGCCCTGGAGCATTGATTAAAGAACTGTCAATAACAATATTACCAGCACCAATTCCTCCAGATGCTGTTAAACTTCCACCAATACTTATATTTGAAGTTGCTTCAATTCCACCACGAACATATAATTGAGTTGTAGTATCTCCAAATGATCCAACTTCGAGTTGATACTGTGGATTTGTAGTTCCTATTCCAACATTTGCAGTTGTTCCAATTCCTACTGATGGAGTATTAATCCACCCAGTATCAAGTGCCGCTGCTGTGATATTCGTTAATCCAGAACCATCGCCAATAAATTGATTAGCAGTTACTACTCCAGTTGCACTAATTCCCCCATTAACATATAGAGAAATTTGTGTAGATGAAGTTCCAACTGTTGCAATACCAAGCGTAGTGAATCCAGAAATTGATGCGTTTCCAACTACTGTTAATCTATTGGGAGAATTAGTAGTTCCTATTCCAATATTAGAAGTTGTGTGGATTCCAGTTGCGGTTTGTTGCCAATAAGATTCTCCACCTCCTCCACCAGCACTATAGACAGTTACTCCATATCCAGTAGTTGTAACTCCTACCGTTGGTCCGACAAAATTAATAGAGGTTACAAGTCCAGCAATACCTTTTAAAGTATTATTTTCATATACTGTAATTCCACCAATAGTTGCTCCACCAGTTGAAGTTCCTACTGTATCGGAAGTATATCCAATAATTTCAACAATGTCATCTACAAATGCAGGATCGTTTAATCTTACCTTTACTCCAGGAATATATGTGTAACTATTCTCCGTTAATTTTACACCATTAACGTATACATCAATGAAAGCAGCAACTGATGTGTAATCAAAATCAATTTGATCTTCAGTTGCTGTATAAACAACAGAGGTTCTTAGGTCTGGAAGAGATGCCCACTCTATTCCACCAGTACCAGTTGCTCTTAAATATTGATATGCTTGACCAGAAGTGTTGGCAATACTAACAGATCCTGTAAGAACAAGAGAATTGATAGTTGTGACGCCACTTACACTTATGTGTGTTGCTGCAATGCCACCATTGACATGCAACAAATGAGTTGGAAGACTTGTGCCAATTCCAACTCTATTAGTATCTGCGTTTGCAAGAATGAGACTTGTATCTACCTCAAGACCATTCTTTACGACGAAATTCTTATTTACGCCCATTGATACTCCTGAGGTTCACTGTCCCCTCGTAACTTCTTATTATTTATGCAGTTGGAGGTTCTGGAAAAACTACTTCTTCAGGTGAAGAAAAAGTAGTTGTAATATCTCTCAATTCTTGACGATATGTTTTCCATGATGTTGGAATGTTAGTTCCACATTCTTTTGCTTTTAATACAACCCAGTCGCAATTTGTAAGAAGTTGATCTCTCTCTTTTCTAACTTCTGCCCATGCAAGATCTAAATCTTCAACTGGAGCAACAAATTCGCCATTAATATATGACCACCCCATTCCAACACCCGCAACTGTTGATGTTTCAACATCGACCCAGTTTGGATAATTCTTTGCATGTGATGGTTCAGCAGCTGTCATATTGACAACTACTTCGTTTTCTACAATTGCATAAATTTTGATTGCCATTTTTTTAATGCTCCTTTTTAGATTTATATAAAATTATTACCATGCCCAAACACGGACAACACCATTTCCACCAGCGCCAGAAGGAGATCCTGGAACAGTATTTCCCCCTCCTCCACCACCAGGAAATCCTCCGTTAGTTGGAAGAGTGGAACTATTTCCACCATTTCCGCCCGCACCCATAGATGAAGCATAAAGACCACCTAAAGGTCCACCTCTTCTTAGAGAAGTTCCTCCAATTCCTGCGTTTGCTGCTCCTCCCGCTCCAGGTCCAATTACGGAACTTCCTCCACGAGAAGATACTGATGCGGTGCCTCCACCAGCTCCAGCTGCTGAAGAATAACCATGACAACCTGTGTTTACTGCTGCTGAAGGTGCTGTGATATAAAAATCTCCAGCATATTGAAGATTTCCATCGCCACCATAACCACCTCCAAAATTAGTATTTCTAGCTCCGCCACCACCACCAGCTCTTACAAAGTTATCTGCTGCAACTTCAAAAGAACTTGGTCCACCATCTTGACCAGTAGTTGTTGTAGAATTTGTTCCTCCTAGTCCTACAATTACAGAGGAAACATCTGGCAAATCTTTTGCTCTGAATAATCGTTCAACTACACCTCCAGCTCCTCCTCCAGAACAGGTAGATCTTGAATTTCCCGCTCCTCCTCCACCAACACACTGAACATATATCCAATTTGCTCTAAATGGAAGCGATGCTTGATTGAATGTACCAGAAGAAGTAAATTCTTGCAGATAAGTTTGAACGGTGCTAGCAACACCAACTAGACCAGAACCGTTTCCATAAAATGTTGTTGCTGTAATAACACCTGTAATATTTGCACTTGCGCCAATTCTAATATGTTGACTTGTTTCTAAGTCTCCATTTACATATTCTGTTGTTCCTTTAAGACCTGGATATCCAACTTCTAATACATAATTTGGAATAGTTGTTGAACCAATTCCAACCTTACCATCTGCAGTTGCAGTGATAACTGTTCCTCCAGATCCAACCGTAATTTTTGGAACTTGAACGTCAGTGTAAGCATTAAGAATACCTACGTTTAACTGATCAGTATCTGGGGAATAATTTAAATTAGTATCTGTTCTTAATTCTTCTGCTCCAGTTGCTCCATTTACAAAAGTAATGTAGTGTGCTCCAGAGTCAGTACTTGCACCAACAATAGTTGCAGTTGTTGCGTTACTCGCTGTTCCAGTTAAACTGCCAACAAATCCGCCAGTGGCAGTAACTACGCCACTAATATTCGCATTTCCTTGTACTGTTAATTTCCATGGAGAATTGGTTGTTCCAATTCCAACATTAGCAGTCGTATGAACACCTGTTGCTGTTTGTTGGAAGTAATTTTGCTCATCAAATGCACTAATAGTTACAATTCCAGATCCTGCTGATGTTCCAGATGAAACAATGGTGATATTTGTTCCAGCAACAATTTGAGTTACAATTCCAGTAAGAGATCTACCATCTCCTCTATAAGAGAGAGCAGTGACAATACCAGTTGCTCTTAATCCTTGAGCATTAACTGTAACTCCAGATCCAACCTGAAGCTGAGAATCGATGGTTGTGACTCCAACAATTCTCAGATTATTTGGGATATATGTTACAGCAACACCAGCATTTTGTAAATATCGACCATCTCCATAATAAGTAACAATTCCAGATAAAGAATCAGATGTTGCTGTTATAAAACCAGCAGTTACTTTTACCGTACCTAAAGTTGTTACTCCAGTTACCCCAGAAACTACGAGACCTTGATCAAAGGTTGGAGATGAACTTCCAGATTTACTTCTGATTGTATTAACCTGAATTATAGACATAGTATTGTGTAGTAATCTGTTTTTTTACTCTTATGGTTTATTTATAGTAGAATAACAAAAGAATTATGCTTGTGTTTCAATCCAAGTAATACGACCAGATACCAAGAATGGAGATGAACCTCTAATCAATGCGGTATCGATAGGTTTAACTGCAAGAGTTAATACATCTGGACCATCTGGATAAAGTCCATCACCACCAAGTACAGAGTTTCCAAGTGTTGCAACTCCATCAAGACCTACAGTTGTTCCGTTCAGTCCTCTCTTGAGAGTAACTCCTTCAAGTGAAGCTCCACCTTGAGCTCTGAATGAATAGACAACCTGACCACTAGAATAAGTGTCTCCAACTTCATGTTGACAATATTGACTTAAACTTGGGGAACCAACTTCTTCCCATTCATCACTAGAAAGTTTAGCATTAACGATGAGAGAAACTTCGCAATCGTGAGTTGTAAGAACATTTGCTTCTTTAAGTAGAATTTGCATTCTATTAATAATTTCTCTAAAACCAACCTTTCCTGTTGTTGAATTGTCCGCAGAAGGAGCAAGTCTGATTGAAACCAGAGGAATAAATTCCTTGAGAGTTTCAGCAGTTCCAGAGAATGCATAGAAAGCAAAGTTAGTAGTTCTAGTTACTAACGCTTCCTTATCCATAAAGATTCTATAATCGTCTCTTTGGCGGTTGGTAATAGTAGCTTGCTCAATTTCAATTGCTGTAATACGAGTTCCTGCTTCAAAGATACCTGTAGTTGAACCTGTGATTTCTTCACCAACAACTAGAGTTTGTCCCTCTGTTCTATTAATAAATGTAACTACAGTTGAACCTACGCTTGTCTGACCAGTTGGAACTACACCATTGTAGTTTGCAATACCACCATTAGTGAATGGAAGAACCTTAGAGTCTGCACTGAAGTGATAAACTCTATCTTGGTCAAACTTGCCATCCATGATGACAGATACGCCCCAGTGATATAGTGATGGTGAGAAGAATGGGTCATCTAAGGTTTCAACTTCATATCTGACAGGTAAGTTACCAGATCTAAAGTATGCTTCAGTGAATTGGTTATTATGTATAAACTCATGACAATACTTAATTTCACCCTCTTGAGTCTTCATACCAAATCTGATAGTTCCAGCGCCATACCAGGAATAATCCATGTAAAGCATTTGAATTCTATTTGTATCAATCTGATATCCACTGATACCAGTTCCATCCATTCTATCAATATTCCATTCACTTTGAGGTACAATAGTATCAATAACTTTACTTGCGGTTACTCCACTGAGAGTCTTAGATCTATATGCTGGTTGTACATACATTAGATCGTCATCTAAGATCTTAATAACCTTATATGTTTGACCTCTAAGAATAATTCTATCAAACTCTCTAAGTTGGGTAGTAAGTCTTGCACGACTTCCTCTAATCAGATACTCTCCTTTTTCGCAAGTAAAGGAACCAGCAAGTTGTTGAGTATTTGATCTTCTTACAACAGATAGAATGTCTCCATCAAACTGGAAGAAGAATCCATTTTGATCATCAAACATACCAGCTTTAAGGTATGCGTCTCTCCAATTTACTACGTTAAATACAGGGAATCCTTCAAACTTAGGATCTTTTAATGGTGTAGGAGTTCCTATTCTAATATTAAAATCATCAATAACTTCTTCAATTGCATACTCACCATTCAATTCTACTGGATAAGTTGCATTTAGAATTTGGAACTTCTGATCATCGTCAAATGGCGCTTCAGTTGAAATACCATGTGGCCATTTTGTTGTGACAATCAAGTTAGTTGAAACTCCAACTTCTCCTTGAATTTGAACTTTTTCAATATCATATGTTGGGTTGAAGTTCAATGCCATTGAGCACTGAATACCCTTTCCTGCTTGATAGCGGAAATACTTTCTTGTTTGCCTAATCAATTGAGAATTAGGAACAAGACCTGCAACAAGTTGTACAGCACCGTCAAATGGTCTATGAATTACTTTACTGTCACTGACTGCATACAATCTACTAGGAATGAAGTAATTTGCACTTTCATTGGAGAATGATGGTTCATCCTCAAGTTTAATAACAGTATTACTCTTTACTTGAACAATCTTAGATTCAAAATAAGTTCCTGGTCCAACGTTTGTACCAACTCCAGATCTATTCTTATAGATTCTGAAAGTATCGCCAGCAGAGAAATCAGTATAGAAATTGGTATTCTTTCCAGTTACTGTTTCCGACTCAGTATTAATTCCAATTGTACCAGGACCTTGAATAAATCCTTTAATACTTCTAGAAATGAATGAATGAGTAAGTGTTGAACCCAAAGAAGTATATACAATCAGATCACTATTATCAACATCATTAAATCTATTGATCGCAAGTTCTTGGTTTGTTGATAAACCAATATGATTTGAATCAAGAGTTCTTACAAAATAATCAGCATTGTCAGTTAGACCACCAATAACAGCGGATCCATTTGAAGTGTATCTGATTTTAGTTCCATCTGCAAGTTTATGATCAATAATTCTAAGCCAATTGGAATTAATTCCAACTCTGGTAGTATCTCCACCAGACATTGTATTGATGACTTCTGGAACTTCTACGGTACTATAAAGTGTAAATGCATTTTCAGCATATCCTGTTGAAGTAGTTTCAACATCTTTTACTACATACGTATCGTCAGCAGCTCCATCGGTATCAATAGTGATAGAATGTGTTCCAATTCCACCTTGACTTGTAAATGATGTAATTCCACAAATCTTAACTGAAGCGGATGTTACACGCTTGTTAAAGACATTAAGACGATTCTTAGTTGTTGGTACAGCAACTGTAATATAAGTTAATGGATTTCTTCTACGTACTTTATATCTTCTCCAGTAGTACCACCAATACCTTCTTCTCCATCTTCTTCTCCATCTTCTACTATAGTAGTAATAATAAAAATATGCAGTAGAAATTCCTACAATCTGGTGAATACCTTGAATGAGAACGTTTTCAGCAGCAGTTCCTTCATATCCACTGACTTGAGCATACCCATAACGGAATAGACCTGCTGTGTGAGCAGCGCCAGTAATACAAGTAATTGTTGCAGTTGCTCTTAATCCTCCCGAATAATTCCAGGAATAAATGTCAAGACTTTCTTGTTCACGAGCAACTCTGAATCGATCATTTGAGATTAGACCATCATCAGTTTTTGCATAGAAATAATTATCAGCTGTTAATCCTCCTATAGGAGTTCCAGTGGTTGTATTATATCTAAGTCTTTGATTGTTTGTTAGTTCAGCTCTAGGTGGATTAGTAATTCGAATTGTAAATGCATTTGGTCCAATTAAAGAAGATGTAAATCTATGATAACCATTAAGAGTTCTAAATGAATCATTTGGATTCTGAATATTCAGAACTAATTTGTTTCTTAGTCTTGCATCTCTATAATTATAGAGTTCATACCAATTATCTCCAATATCACTCTTAACATTTCTAATCAAATAATCTGTGTTATTTGCTAATCCAGATGGAGTTCCACGAGTTCCTGTATTAGTTGTATAGCGAACAGTTTGAGCAGTTCTATAACCTTCTGTGCTAAATCCTACATCCTGAGGAAGATAGATTGAATGCTGCAGTGGGTGATCAACAACCCGAGATGCCGCAACAAGTCTATCGTCATTCATGTAATAGGTAAGGTAGTATCCATAATACCAGTAGTAATACCAATACCAACCCCACCACCAGTACCTATAATATCTTGCTCCAGGTACTCTAATCTGATACTCATTTAAGATGCCAGTAACTTTATATGTTCTGTATAGATCAGTCGACCAATTTCCTCTTGTAGTAGTAACACCAATATTTCCAGTATTCCACTTACTAAAGAAGCAAATATTATCACCGTATTGCAATCCGTGTGGTTTTGCAAACGTAATGGTTCCTCTTCTATCTACACGGGTGATTCTACCACCATTTGCTTTAATTAAACGGTGAGTTCCAAAATCATTAGTTCCTCTAGTTGTTGGAGTTATTGCTGGATCATTAAAATCTCCAGCAACTCTAAACGAAACGAAAGTATATCCAGAACCAACTTGTACATCACTGACTTTTAGTGGATGATAACTGGAAATTCCTGGTCCAGGAAAACTGTTTCCTCTGGGCGTATAGAACATAACGACGTCATCATTTTCAACAAGAATATTCTTGCCGTTTCCATACTGCTCATCCTTATAGATATAAATTCTTCCAGCATTTGCTTCACCATTAATCTTCCAGTTTGCTCTTGGAACATTCCATTCTTGACTTCCAATCCAGTTATCCTCAATATAAGGAAGATTTGCAAGATAAACTGAAGAAATTGGAGTAATTGCAACTCCAGGACCTGGAGATGGAATTGTTGATTGGTAATATGTTTCGTTTTGGGTTTCAACGTTTGTAGGACTTTGGAAATTATATTTTTTTGTTGCTCTACTTTTCTTGAGGAAGAGTTTTGTTCCCTCTACAATACCAGGAATATTATCTGTTGTAACTCTAAACGTTGACGCAGCGCCAGTGCTTGTCTGAATATCTAGAACTTCAATTGTTGATCCAGTATAGAAAGATCCTGGGAAAATAAGAGTAAACTCTGTGTCTAACTGAAGAGTTTTATTGGATCTAAATGGAATCTTAACAGCAAATGTTGTGTCATCAGGAACATCTCTAATAATAAAGATACCTTCATACTTTGGATCTTTAAGACCTTGAATGTCTACTACAGAACCAATTTTTAAATTATGAGGTTCTGGGGTCTGTACTACGATATAATCGTTACCATCATCTACTTTTACAGTAAGAGCTTCAATATTTTCTTCTGGAATACCTGAAGTATATGAAGTTGGGATATTATTAACTAACTTAACAGTTTCCCATTTAGTAGTTTGAGTTCCATATTCAAAATCAGTATCAATTAGGGATTGTGGCTCAGATACTCTTAATTTTCCAACAGGATCAAGTAAATGCTTAGTTGGGATTATTTCAATATCTTCTTTTTCATAATAAATTTGGAATGAATCCGTAGATGCCATTCCAACAGTATTATATGATAAATCAAACGTTGTTTGATTTAGTGGAGCATTGTAATTTACTCTGACTGTAGTATCAGGATCTGCAAAGCTGTATACCGCAACGTTTCTGGTTGAGTTTACAATGGATAATAATTTTGGAAGAGGCACATATCCTTTTGCTGTAATAATACCAACAGAAGGAGTAAAACCAATTATTTGATTACCATAAATTAATTGTCTTGCCATCGAATCCCCTTATGCTTCTCTTTAATTAATCTGTATTATTTAGTAAATCAAATACCAAAGATAATTGAAATTCCGTTGACAAAATTTCTAATACTTTGATTTCTAATATAAAGATTTGTTTGCATGGTTGCAATACCAGTCACAGCAAGATGCTCTGTAGTTAAAACACCATCAACATCTATATTTTTTAAGAATCTAATGTCTTCAGCGAAAGTTGAGTATCCAACAATTCTATCAACATAGATATCCGAGAAAGTTGCAACACCAACTACAGAAAAGTCTCCGCCAATATTAACTGATTTTTCAATTCCAACACCACCTTTGATAACAATAGATCCTGAAGAAATTCCACTGGATTCTGTTGTATTTGCAAATGTTGTTATTCCATTTATTAAAGTTCTTCCTTGAACATATAAAGCAGTGCCACTAATTGCTACAGTTGTACCAATACCAACACTAGATGTTGTAACAAGACCTACTCCACTAATGTCTCTCTTCCAAACGTCGGATACGTTGAATAGTCCCGATCCATCTCCAGTGAAAGTACCAGACCAAATACCAACAAAAGTATTTCCAACCTTAATAGCACCAAATTGTTCCCACTCGTTATCTGTAGTGTAAACCCATCCTAAATGACCTCCACTTTGGGGATTTGAATTAAATACAACATCGCCAGGAGAACCAATGTCACTAGGAGCAGAAACTCCAACTGTATATTTCTTAGATGTTAGTTGATTTCCCTGTAAGTATAGTGATACCGCTTCAATTCCCTTATCTGATGTTGAAGTTAGTCTGTTAGAGAATACTACTGGTCCATCAAATCTTGATATAATGTTTCCGTCTGGTCCACCTTCAACTTTGACTGATCTACTAATTGTAACTTCTAATGGAGATAATACATCAAAACCAATATTAATTCCTTGAATATCTAAATCTTCACCAGTTACAGTAGGAACAGGTGCATTAAACACTTCTTCCTGACCAGTTGCTGAGTTAATCTTTTTATTTCCGATGAAGAAAGAACCTTCTCCATTCATTGCTGTATAAACAGCAACGCCACCATCCATTTTTAAAGAAGTTGCAGCAATCTCTTCTGGTCCAGATAGTTTTCTATCTTGACGATCTGGAAGAGAAGTTGAATAGTTTCCTGGTCCAA